GCGCAACGATGCGGCCCTTGGGGTCCATCTGCCCGATGACCGCGGCGGGGTTGCGCCCGAAGTCCATCCCAATGATCAGCATCTGCCCCGGTATGACCTGCGTGGGCTGCGCGGTGACGTGCCAGTGGGACTTGAAGCTCGAGCGAAAGACGGCCTCGCCCGAGAGGGACGGGGCCACGATATTGTCCACGTACTGCTCCACCCAGGCGGCGGAGTTGTTCTGGATCAGATCCTCGTAATAGCTGACCTGCAGGTTCTCACGGTTCTCGGCGTTGGGCTCTCGAGCACCCGGCTGGATGAAGTAGCCCCAGGTATCGGGCAGCGGCTTATCGATCAGCCACTTTTCCTCGAGCACTTTGTTCCAGTCGCTGTCCTCATCGAACGAGTTGGTCTCGCCGATCACGCCGTACCAGTTGGTCCCCGCGCGCGACTTGGATGGAAATCGACCACACCGCGAGAGCACATCGAGCAGGATCTGCACCGGCAATTCTCGGAACTCTGACAGCCACGCGTTGGTGAGATCGAGCGAGAGCAGCCGCTTGACGTTCTCGGGCCGGTCCAGCGGCAGCAGGATCCACTCGGCCTCCATATCTCCCTGTTTGATCCAGATCGTGTGGTCGGCCACGCGGTAGTCGATGATCGGGCGGATCAGCTCCTGAATGGTCTTCAGACAGGTCGTCTCGAGCTGTGGCAGGGTGTTGCGGACAATCGCGGTGCGGCTTCGACGCTTGCCATCCTTGGGGTCGGGTGGCTGTTCCTGCGCTCGTCGCAGCAACTCCATCACCATGCCCGAGGATTTTCCCGATCCGACCGGCCCGCGCACCAACCGCACGCGCTTGTTGGAATGCATGAACTGCCGAATGGTCGGCGGCGCGTAATAGTCGAAAGTATTGTCTGCCATAAAAATCAGGCCGGGTGTTACCCCGGCCCAATCCTATCCTCTCAGGATGTTGCGAGCAACCATACGGTCGCTTGTGGTGCGCGTCTCAGACAGAAGGGTCCTCTGCAAAGAGGTCCGCCTGCGCTGACTCAAGCCCCGCATCCGGTGCATCAACTTCCGGTGCGGGATCAGTAGGAGAGCTGGCATCCCCCGTCAGCACGGCGTTGGCGCCGGCCTGACTGTCGATCAGGTCCTGCACTGCACTGTCGCCAGTGGCGACCTGCAAGGTCGCGATCAGCGCATCGAACTTGGCGATCTGCTCCATGCCGCCCTCGATGCTCGCACGCTGCTTGTCGATCTGCGCGGCAAGGCCCGCGCGGTTGGCAATGATCTCGCTGAGTACCTGACTCAGCCGGTCGGTGTTTTTGCTCATGGTCGTCCTATCGTTTGTTGGATAAATCGAAGCCCCTGGGGTCGCCAGGGAGTATCAGCTCCTTCTCAAGCTCAGCGCGCTTCTCACGCCGCCGCGCGTCGCGGAGATTCTGCAGTCTCTCCTTCACGTCGGCGCACTCGCGGGCCAGCACTGCGTTGGCCCCGAGTAATTCTTTGATCCGCGCATCCTGCTTCTTGCAGGTCTGCCGATATCCCTCGAGCTGCGTGCCGTAGGTACGGAACGTCTCGGTGGTCATGACTACGATGCTGTCACCATGCGGATCCACGGTGCCGTAGTAATTGCCGTGGATCGCGCGTCCCTGCGGCCAAGTCTTAGTTGGTTCCGGACTGGTCGGTGAGGGCTGTGGCGTCGATGGTAACTCGCTCATTTGGTGCATCACCCATGATGATATTGACCTTAAAACTACCGGGCGCGGCGCCCCCGTCCTTTGCGCGGGGGACGAGATCCGCCGTCTTCATCAGCTTCTCGAACGCCTCGAGTTTGGCCGCGGCGGTCATGTTCTCGCTTTTGATGATCGCAAATATATCCAGCAGGCTGTCCTCCACCAGGAACGCTGCTTTCAGCCGCACGCGCTGCTGCACGTTCAGATCCGACTTCCAGAGGTTCTTGGCCTCGCGTATGGCCTGCCGGAACATCGGATCCTTGAGCTTGCCCCTGAACTGTGCGGGCGTCAGCGCATAGCGGGTCAGGAGGTCTTTGACCGGAGTGATCTCCGCCGCCAGCTCCCACGCAAGCCGCCCGTCGGTCTGGCTGATCGCCTCCCCGCCGCCGATCTCCGGTACTGGAAGTCCTTCTTGCATAGTATCCCACGGTCAATAAATCCACGATCTTCATCACAGCCCAGAGCGCGACCAGCGCGCACAGGACCAGCAGCTTCACTCGCACGGTGTGCTCGTCCCTACCCGCTCGAGCTCCACCAGAATATCGCGCGCCGCGCCCCACTTGCGCGCCCGCATGGCAATCCAAAAGCGATTCCAGAGGACGAGTCGATTCTGCAGGGTCATCGGACCAGCTTCTTGAGTTCCACTGATTCCTGCACGACCTTGCCGCCTTCTTTCAAAACAAATTCACGGCACGCCACACGAATAAGCTCCGAGTAGGTCGTGCCGCGCGCAGCCGCGATCACTCGCAAGCCCTCGAGGATCCGGTCATCGAAGTACGTGTTGACCTTCGTCTTGCCTGAGCCCGCGCGTGTCATGGGACTTGGTCGGGTCCGTTGTCATCGCCGAGGATCCGGTTCCACTTCGCCAGGATCGCCTCGAGCTGTTCGGCCAGCCGCTCGCGCGCCGGCTTCAACTCACCGCGTGCGATGCGACGCTTCAACTCGATGACTTCTCGAGTGTCGAGCGTGTTCGGGAGCGGGAGGCGGCGGCGCTGGACGTTGGACATGAACCTTCTGCGCGGTCCCCATAACGGGTAGACGAAATCTTACACAGTAGCTGGTTCATGGTCAACTTCCTGGGAGGAGCCTCCTGGCAGGAGCTTGCTCATATATGCAGACCAGCCGGCGAGGTCCGCGGCCTGCATCCCGTTCGGCACGTGCAGATGCACGCCGGTCTGTTTGTGGACCAGCATGAATTGCAGTGGTCCGGATGGATAGCTCACCCCGGTGAGCTCGAAGCCGCACAGATGGATCAAGGCCAGTATGGCGTCGCCGTCAGGGGATACGATCTTGCAGACACTGCGCGGGCTGAGCATGAAGTCCCCGGCCTCGCCATCGCGATCACGCCGGTACGCTTTCATTTCCACGAAGCTCACAGGTGTGCCCCCCTCTGGCCGCCATGTACATCTGCCAGAACTCGAGCGGTTTGTCCAGCATGTCAGACGGTATCTCGAACGACCACACGCTGAGCTTGCGCACGAAGTACGCGCAGCCGCGGCGCGGTCTGTCAATAGTAACTACCTCGGCACCAAGGAGCGATAGGAACGCTGCTACGCCCGTCTCGGCCGTGACGCCTATGATAGGACCTGGGCGCGCGGTGTCATAGGAATTGAAAGTTGTCGGGCAGCTCTTGGCGATCTCGAGAAAAAGCGTTCGCTCCAACGGCTCGAACAGATGGATCATGCGATCAACGAGACCACGGCCGCGCTCGCCAAAGTACTCCAGATCCAGTCTGCCATCCACGTTGTAGTTGGTAGGGACGTGCTTGACGCGCACCAAATAATCCATGGTATGCACATCAACCATCGCATCGACTTTGAAATCAGGCCCAAAAAATTCCTGGCCCGCACGGGCGAGGCGGGCGCGCAGCTCAGGCAGTAGATCTTTTTCCTGCGGTCCCATGTATTTGTCCAGCGCTTCAAAGGCCATGGAGTTTTTCAATCCAGTCTTCGATCGAAGCAGCCATGTGCAGGCTCAGCACGTCCTCGTGTGAGTTGGCACCGGGGTGCGGGCTTCTGGAGCGCGAGAGCAGGCAGCGGCGCGACTCGCGATAGCCTTCCAGATCGTAACCAACTATTTCCCAGCCATACAGCGCGCAGAGATTGCGTTGCTCTTGAGTGGGCTCGATGTGATCGGGGTCGCCCGGTTTGGAAGCAAAGCGGTTGATCGCCATAAACGTGATGGTAAGACATTGGGTATAGAATGTCTATATGGTGTTACGGGCTAAAAATTATGCGGGCGACAGATAGCGCGGAGCGCCGGGGGGTGCCGGCTTGTCCAGGTACCCTAGGTCTTATGTCGCATAGCAGCCGCGATTAAACATAATGGCTGGGAATTCCCTATGGTTGCGAGTGCTGCAGCATGAGGTACCAGACTCGCAAGGGTACGCGGGGTTGTCACAGCCCGCCGCGCCGGCTCCGAGTCCGCTCGCCTCACAAGGTTGTGGACAAGGTCGCTGGCGACTACAACGGCGAAGTGCGTTCGGCAACCTTGACATGAGTGGTCGCGGGTAATTCCCGTGATAGGCAGAAAGTCCACTCACCGCTGTGCAGATCCTGCGCGAAAGCGCGAAAGAGCCAGCCTAGGCCACGGCCGCAGCGTTGCTGTCCCGTAGTGTCCTAGGCACGATGAAAATCAAGAGGCAATAAAAACAGGGTTAAGCATTCCGCACAGCCCGTGCCAAAGGAGCTAATCATGTTCAAGGTATTTAGTTGGCTGGATCTAGCAATCTTTGGCGTCGCGATTCTTTCGGCCGTGTGCATCTTTGCATGCGTCCGCTAATCGTCATTCACGGCCGCGCGGTGAAGCGCATCGGCAATCGCTATTTCGCAGTGCAGATTCGCCCGCCAGTGCTGGCGGATCGAATCCACGCTGCGCAGCGCGTGTCCGGTCGCTACGATCGCATTCTCACCACGCACAAGACAGCGCGTGTAATTAAGAACTATCGGTGAGCCGCATGGACTTACTTACATCATTTGCCAGCGGGCAGGACTTCGCTGTTATCCGCCTAATCAGCGGGCAGCGAATGCTGTTATGGAATTGGCGACAGCGCACGCACAAGCGTCTGCTGCCGCGCATTTTCAACTGGAAGTAAAACACGGCGCGGGCTGTGCGGAGTGTTTAACCCTACTAAGCACGGAGTTTATATCATCATGAAAATTGCAATCATTCCCGTTGATAAGATCATGGGCCGCATCTCTGAGT